ATTTTCAGCCGTCAGACTTAAGCGGGGACCTCCGGATGAGATCAGAAAAGCGCCATCGCCAGAGGGGCCAGGAACTCAGCGCCAGTTTTGATAGCGCTCAATATTGGTCCTGTCCATGACGACGACTTGCTAGGAGTGGGCCTTGCTACATAGTCAGCAATTGCCTTTGATCCTCCTTTAGCCAGAGAACTCACCAGGTTCTTGGTTCCGTAAGCACCAAGTGCTTTCATTCCTTGTCCGCTCTTCACTGCTTGGTCCACCTGAGAGATGAATCCTGGATGCTTATTAGCCTTGATGGCCAAATGTGCTCCAGCAATTTGATGTGGGAGAACTGCTTTACCTTCTTGGGACATGCCCTTGATTGTTAAGCCGCTATCGACCAGATCCTCTACTGATGTTCCGCCCATTGAGGCAGACTGTCCAGGCTGACCTACTAATGCACTTGCGTACTTTTCGGTTTGATAGAGCATTACAGCTTCAACTACAAACGAAGTGTTTGAAGGAGCTTCCATGCAATATGCAACGCTTGGAGCGAGGGGATTTGTTGTAAGCAACGTGTGCTGCCCAATTCTATTCCACTCATAGGCTTTGACTTGGTTTGGAACTGCATTGATGAACAACTCAGAAAGTCCACCAGCATCTTCGTAATGACCGCTTTCGGGGTCACGAATAGCCATGTCTTTCTCAACGAACAACCCACTTCCTGTGATCTTGTATTCCACATGTCTGATTCTCGAGCCTTCTTCCAAGGCGAGTGCTATCAGAGCTTGTGGTGTTTGACCAGCAATTGGATATTTTTGTGGGTCCATTGAGTAGAAACAGTGGACGTTTCCGGTGAATCTATCAGATCCCGGTGGTGGCTGATCAGCTGACAACTTAATGCCAAACCCAACCTGAATGAACCTAGTGCCCGTTGTGGCACCAGTGGTGAAATCAGCAGAAACATCTGCGACGTTTAGTCCGACAGATCCTGCTGCAAAAGCTGCTGCTGATGCTGGGAATCCGAGGCCGGCATATGCATTACTAGTGATGCCACCACAAACTGATGCACCTCCATTTACATGAAGGGAAGAGTGTGACACACCACCAGCTTCCTCATCCCAGTCATCTGGTTGCCCAGTGATAAAGGCGAGGCTGTTTGCCGACGTATGAGCATAGCCGATCGACCACGTTTTGTACAAGTTAACTGGAGTTAATCCAGTCACTTGTCCAACAGGGATTCTGGCTGAGTATATGTCAGGCCTTACAACAGCATGCATCCATGCAAGCTCGTTTCTGTCTTGATTTCCTAGTAAGGATACGAGTTCAGTTACTGGTTTACGAGTGACAGGTGCCGCTTTGGACACCATCTCTCTGTGAACTTTCTTCTGCTCCTTTCTCCCTTGAATTTGTTCATCGGTGAGAAGCTTCTTAGCTCTTCTTCTTGTTTTCTTAGAATTTGTGGACATAATTATATCGACACAGATTTTCAGTCCGGAGATTACTCCTTCCGATAGGAGTGGGAATTTTGCGAAGAGACCTAGGTCAGTATCGAAAAGCGGAGTTTCAACATCAACTGGTAAGCTGAAAGGGAGATAATCAACCATTTCCAACTTGCGGCGAAAAACATCTCGAGCCGTTGAGTCGATGCCGTACGTTTTGTTAAACCACTTCCAAGTGTCCTCACCTGGTGGGGGAAGAACGTAGGATGTGCCGTAGTGAGAGTTAAACAAAAATTCTTCAGGAACATCACAATGTTTGATTTCCACAAAAGAAAGAAGGTATTCTATGCGCTTAAGGAGGTCACCAATAAAAGGGACTTCTACAAAGCACTTGAACTGCCTTACAATTGCTTGTACCTCACCAAGGGTACGGTAATTTGAAACTGAAAAGCCGAACCTGGTCATAAATTTTCCAGGTTTGGGAATGCAATGCCACACACCATTGACTGGTATGATACGACTAGAGCAGAAATCGCCAGATAGGGGGTCCACAGAAACGTGAACTTCAACTCCCCATCCGAGTTCATTCCAAGCTGTCGTAACGGCCTGTGCGACTGTTTTCTCAGTATCGAGATTTTTGTCACAAAGATCTAAAACATCTTTTGCCACTGAAAGCGATCCACCAACATTAACAATCCCATTTCCATGAGAAGTATCTTGTCGGCCAGAAAGCCTGATTCCGGGAAACAGTCCTGAGAAAACTATTCCGTAGTCTTTCTCATAACGGGTGGTTTTAAACGGAGTCCCAGTCGACATATCGTCAACCATCTCAACGTCTTTAATCCCACCTAGAGTCTCATCGTACATTTTCCTCGAAACTCCAGAGTATCCTGAATCTTTGGCTATTTTTCGATCAACAGAACGTTGCATCGCGAGTGCCAAGTCCCTCAGACTTGCGTCCCAACGTTTACCGTCAGAACATACAAGCCAAAACCTGCCGTTTCCAGCAGATACCAGCATCCATGAGTCGTCACCAGCTACAGCAATGAATACGCCTCTCCGTGAGCGCAATGTTGTTGCTGCTAGAAAGGCACAACGAGCGAAACGCTCAAGCTGTGACACTTTCATTTCTAGATCAAGCCCTGAATGTGATAGAACACAAACATCACCGTTTATGAATGGACAGTAGTTCCACTGTTGGCCATCCCATTGAGTGTTAACGTACTTAGAGATAGAATAGAAATAGGTACCCACCAGAACTTTGATTCTTTGATCATTGGGTGGTGAAATATTCCTAGGGTCTTTTTGCTCGTCACTAATAAACTCAAAGGTGTGATTCAACTCTTTCTTAAGAAATGCTTCGATCACGAAGACAAGGTCTTCATAACCATTCTCAATCATGTCGTCGAATGCCGCCATAAGCTTGACTCTTTGAGCACCGTCATAACGGGCAGCCCATAAGTCAAAGTCAATCCAGTCACATTCAGTCGTTTCCAATATTGAGAGGACGACTCCGGATAAGGGGAGCCATCTATCCCAACAGGGTGTAAACGCTTGTTTTTGCATCACTCTGTTACGCAGCCCCACGTAGAAGTTGTGGGGGGTGTCTTCCTGCATCGAAGGGATGTAGGGCGGAAAAGCTATGCTATTACAAAACACAGCCTCTCTCGGCTTAGACTCCAAATCATTCATCAGTTTCACGGCATCACACTCTGTGAGTTTTCTGCCTTCGTACCTGACGGTGATTTTGCACTCTTCTTCCATTGGTCTGAGATCATTGTTGCATTTGTATCCGGGTTTTGAATCCAGAACAATAGGACCGAAATCCATATCATCAAGAAGGCTTTGACCCCTCCTATCTTTTGATAGATGAGTTAAGACAACTGCGCCACAATTCCATCCAGCGTGTATACACACTCTGGATAGAAAAGGCCGTTGCCTAATCCCGCAATGAACTGCCATAGGAAGCAGAGAAGTGACACAATCCATTCCTGAATAGACTTTAAAGCCGTACTCCGCAACAGCAAAGGCAACATGAGCTTTCTCACCCAAATACATGGATGAAAAAGACTTGATTATTTCCTCAAGCACCGGGTCAACAAGGCCTGTAATATACAAGCTATGGACTAGAAGGTGCGAGGACAAATCAAGTGACATGGGCAATGCTTGGGAGTCTCGCTGTTTCCATACGTAGTTTAGAACGCCATAGTTCCAACCAGCGTGTGTTGCCACTCTGTTTCCCCAGCTGAGCTGTGAAATAGCCACGTGCATCACCGCAGGGTAGAGACATAGAAGGGGACTCAGGCCAGCTTGCAATTTTCCCACATATTCATATAGGGCAAAAGCAGCATGACCGATCACCGATCCTCTCTTACATACTGGAGCCGTGAGTTGGCCCAAGCCGTCTTTCAACGACTCTTCTAACACCGGAGTGTAGACACAGTACCTAAGAAACTCTTCCAACTTTGGATAGATAACAGGCTTTGGAAACACGTAGCTTACGACGCGTGTAGCTTTAGAAACAACAGATCCGACTAAGGATTTGTGAACTACTGGAGAGCTAGTTTTCGAACCGAAAATGGACATTGGCAGTCCACCAAAAGCGACTTTCACAGCAGTTTGCCAAGTAGGTACTGGGATACTAAATCCGGCCCCTTTGTAGGCTGCTTCTATGACTTGTCTTTCCTGGATTGCAGAAATGACTTTACGCACTGGGTATTTGACTACCTTGGTTAACCAATGTTCAGGTTTTACTCGCACTCTCC